GCAGCAGTTCACATATCTTCAAAGATATGGTATCTGATGCTGCCGAGAGGTCGATCGTGGCATGACTGCCAGTTTCGGCTCCTTTCTTTGCTAAATGCTGATTTACATCTTGTTTGCTTAGATCGATATCCCAGCGGTTTTTAAGCCGCGAACGGACAACTCGATCCACGCCAAGTTGTAGAAAAACATTGAGCAATGGCTCAATTGCGATAGTCCGATCAATAAGAGCGGACTTCGGTACAGTGGTAATACGATTCGCGTCAACGACTTCGAACACGCGGGACCAAAAGTCCTGAGTGTCGATAGGTTGGTATAGATTGCCAGTACGGCGCCTATACCAATCATCAAGCGCCCCAATCCATCGGGGATCGCTTTCGATGGCGCGTCGTGCATACGGTAGGGCACTCAACGTGACCGAGTAAGGAATAGCAGACCACTTAAAATAATTCGTGGTTTTGCCTTTCCGAAACAAGGGTCCGAGAGATGCGCCTGGTCCGTGGAACGCGCTAGCCTCAACACGTTCAGTATTCGGTAAAGCTCCGAGAAGATGTTCGATGTCACTGCGCATAGATTGCAAGCAATCACCCAAAAAAGGGTGGCCTGTTTTATCCATAGCAGTGAGAGCTAGGTAATTCTCAGAATTAAACCTAGCGCACGACCGTTCTGCCTGTAAGAACTTCTCATAAGCAGGTTTGGCCGTGTCTATCCCTTTAAAAGGGAACTTCTTCAAAAAAGCACCTAGCTGATACTGTGTGAAAAACGCGGAAGCGTCGCTCACACTCGTAACAGATCGCGATGAGAGTATACTCTGTGTCCTCATCTCGCCAGCAAGAGTAGACATCCTCCCATTATCACGCGACCGTGTCGCCTGACGCGCAGTATTTATATCTGCGGCCAGGCTTGCGGTTGTTGCGTTATCTGGGTCGGCGTCCAACAAGCTGATCTCTAGGTCCGATAAAAGCTTCCCGAAGATCTTGTATTCAACATCTTTGGGTAAATGTAGTCTTTTGACCACATCCCTATCACCCTTTTTAACACATTTCATGTTAGAAGGTCTCCTACGTATAAATAATGACGCGGATTACCACCAAAACATGATACTCAAATTTTTGAGTATTTCTGTCAAGTAGTAAACCATCTCTAAGACGTATGCGAATATATCCATACGCGATTAGACTTCAAGTTGCTCAGACCTCCGGGCAAGGAGAAGATCATTATCAATCATAGCGATCAAGCGCTGGCGTAGAGCCA